GCTAAACCCAGGCTTCATCCGGAGCGCTTTGCAGCTTTACTCTGATGAAGCTCGTGCCTTCTGTACGTAGCCGGTCTAGCGGCCGCCGTCGTCGGGCTGCTACCCCTGATAATTCCGCCAGCGGTTCAGGGGTTAAGCGGTGCCACGTGTGCGCGTCTAGCTCACGTGGCACCAAGGAAACGATCCATAATGGCCTCGCAATCATTCGGCAGCGGTACGGTCTTCCGTACTGTGAGCTTCCGGATTGCGAGGCCAGCCAGCTGTCTCGTTTCCTCTCTTTCCTTTTGCTACAGGGTAAGGAGCGGACCTCTGTAGCTTTCCCCCGTCGCGTGGGGATGAACGGCCTCCAAAGGCTGTGCCGCCGAGAACGCTGGGAGTTAGCTCACTCTGTGAACTCTCTCAAACGCAACCTGCCAGCGGGTTGTAAGCGGCACACTCCGTCAGCACGTTCTGCATGGGAAGCAAACGTGCTCTCTAACCCCCCCCCCGTATCCGAGGACTTCGTGACCTTCGTTCGCGAGAAGGTGGAGTCCTTGTTCCCCTCTGGGTGGGATCGGGATTATGCTCGTTACGTCGGCGAGCATCTTCCTAATCCGACCGCCAGAGAGCCCTTGAAGTCCAGGGCCGACCATATTTGGAGTGGTCGCAGAGGGGAATACTTTGATCTCGCCTCGAGGGGACTTGTCCCTGAGAGATTGACGGCGAGATACAAGGAGGTTCTCAGTGCAGGTAAGGTCAGGCCACTCTTAATATACTCGGAGTATATTGATCTGTTGGCCCCCCTCCACCGGATGATCTTCGATCATCTGACTCGCACTGACTGGCTCCTTGTGGGTCCACCGACCCCAAAGAGGATATCGTCTGTCTGTGTCGGGGATTACCAGACCTCGGTAGATCTGGTTAATGCCACCGACGGTCTCAGTCATCTTGTGACTGACACCATTCTCGACTCGGTTTTCCGGTGCTCTCAGTGGTTACCGAGTGGGCTGCTTTCCCTCGCGAAGCAGTCTTACCGTCCTGGCTTTCGAGCCGCGTCGGGCGAGATGGTGTACGTGGCGCACGGACAGATGATGGGGGGCTACCTCTCCTTCCCCTTGTTGTGCCTTCACTCCTACTGCGCCGCTTCGTTCGCGGCGCGCGGTTGTAGGAGTCCCCGTATACTCGTTAATGGGGATGACGCGGTCATCTCTGCCGAACGAGTTATCACCGTGCAGGACTACCCCTCGGGGTACCGACTCAACGATGATAAGACAATACGGGCGAGGAACGTAGTCGAGGTCAACTCGACTGTGTTCCTGAAGCAAGGGGGCAAGTGGGGCGAGGTCCGCCACTTGAGGAGAGGTGGAGCGCCTACCGATTTCCCTGGGATTCTTCACATGGCCCTGGCCGTGAGGAAGGCCGGTCCCAGGTTCGTTGATGCCTTCTGGCGGGCAAGAATCGGTAGGCACTGGGGTATGCTCCCCTCTCAGTTAGGTCACTCGACCTATGTCTCGTTTCTCCGGGAAGCGGGACTCCTTCGTCATCGTCATGTTACTGCCCTGCCCGAGCAGTCTGACCCCTGCGATGAGGAAGGGCTGAGAAGGATCCGTGGGCGGGATCCTACTCCCGTGGAAGCTGAGGTTCTTAGGAGCTTCTTCTGGTCGAACGGGAGGAGGGGAGCTTTGAAGAGAGACGTATTTTCTCCGTCCTGCGGGAAAGTACGTCGGACGTACCGTTACCACTCTGGCCTCCGCTCTTACCTGACTTTTGAGTCTTGGTGGAGAGCGGTCGCTGCAGAGTGTCCTTCTCTTTTTGTCGGAGAGAGGGACCCCGGTAAAGTCTACCGCCGGGCGGTACGAAAGAGTAGACCTCGTTTCTTTCTCGTTCCTGACGATTTTGAAACTGAGGAGGAAAGAGAGGGGCTAGAGGAACTCGAGAATTGGGCCTCCCGGTTCGACAGTTCGGGTGTTATACTACCTGAGTATAGTACCGCTGACCTCTAGTCCGAGGCAGGTGTAGTTTCTGGGTAGTCTTAGAATGAAAGTTAGTTTTCTCTGGTTTTAGCGGTGTCCGGTGAGTCCGAGCCTTCGGGCCGTCCCACTAGGGGGCTTAAACTGCCGCAGTCTTCGGACTGGTTAACGGCGGCCACCCCACCCCTTAGCTGTTGAAGGCTTGTGGGGGGTAATACCTGACGCTGGGGTCTGCGGGAACCGTGTAACTGCGATCGGTCACCCGACATGACAGCGGTCACCAGAGTTGCTAGGGAGTAGTTTTAGTCGCGGGGCTGTGCGTCAACGCAGCAGGGGACTACGGGTG